GGTCCTGCCTCCGCTTCATGGTCCGCCGCCCTCTGTCACGGGGATAACGCCGAACCGCACCCGCCGGGCTGCGCCGCCCAGCTCCGCCGTCACATACGCCCGGCGCTGCCGCCGCTCCATTCGCACCGGGCAGCCTGCAAACGCCGCCAACGGCCCGTCCAGTACATGCCATGTGCCGTCCGCATGAAACAGCACCCGGCTGGGCTCCAGCGTCTCCGCATTGTCCAGCCGCCACCGCAGCGCCTCCCGCGTGTCCAGCGCCTGCGGCTCTCCGCGCTCCAGACCCAGCCACCGGATGACGCCGGGGACAGGGGAAACAACATGGAACAGCGCCGCCGTGTATTCCGCGCCCACAAACACATATCCCGGCAGCAGCAGCCGCTCCTCGCTCTGCCACCGGCCCCGCCGTCGTATCTCCATCCGCTGGGCCGGGGCGCGGGCACACACACCCTTGCGCCGCAGCGCCGTGCATACGTCCCGTTCCGTCCCGGTCAGGACCTGCAGCACGTACCATTTCATCCGCGCTGCGCCCCTTTCTGCCGGCGCTCCAGCGCCGCCACGAGCTGGCGGTACAACTCCGGATGCTCCGTGCCCAGGGCGCTGAAGAACTCCGCCTTCAGCTCACCCACGGCGGCCTGCGTGTCATCCTTGCTCTGGATGTCCAGCCTGCGGGCATACGCCACGGCCTTTGTCTGCGCATTCATCTCCCGCAGCAGCTTATCCAGCGCGATATCGTTCCACTCTTCGTCCGGCTTCGACAGGATGGCGTCCAAGATCTTCTGCCCCGCCACCCGGTTGATCACCTCGGAAAAATCCAGCTCCGGATACTTCGCCGCTTCCCGCACCATGGCGTTCATCCGCTCGTTTGTCACACGGATATCCTCCAGCGAGGCCAGCAGCTTTCTGCTGTAGGTGCTGATCGCCTGCAGGCTCAGCGTGACGTCCAGGCTCGCCAGATACTTCTGAATGTCCGCGAGCGTGCAGGTGTTCGTCGCTTTCACCATCTCATCCACGACGTCGCGGACCTCGGGCGGCAGCTGTGATATGGTGCTGCGGCTCCTGTTTTTTCCGCGCATCCTCAAGCCCTCCTACATATCCACCAGCGGGTCTTTCTTCACGCAGCGCTGCAGCTGGATGCCGCGCGGCGTCAGCTTGACCTCCAGATCCTCCAGCTCCGCGTCCGAAACGCTGGACGGGGCTTTGTCCTCGATGCAGCGCACTTGCAGGTATCCGCTGTCCGACAGGTAGTTGATGCTGCTGCACAGCGCCATCCGGTCCATGCCGCCCGCCAGCGCCAGCAGCAGGCCCTTCAATTTTAAAAATTTGAAATCGCAGCCCGCGATGGCCAGCGTGCGCATCACAGTTCCGTTATTGGCTGCAAGCTCGCCGGCCTGCATCTTCCGGCGCAGTTCATTTTCGTCCATCTCAGTTGCCTCCCTGCTTCATCATGAACTCCATCAGACGGTCCAGCTTGTTCTCCAGCTTCAGCTGGTGCGAAACAAATTCCTCGCGCCGGATGCAATTTTCCTTGATGTCTTTCACATCGTCGCTCATCTGCCGGATCTCCGTGCGCATCTCTGTGCGCATTTCCTTCATTTCACGGCGCAGCGCTTCAACGTCTTTTTGGTGTGCCGTGCGCAGCCGTTCCAGGTCCTTCTGGTGATCGTCGCGCGGTGTGTAATTTTCCCGCACCTGCTTGATGTCCGCACGGTTCTCATCCAGCTGCCGGAACACCGAGCGCCCGAACAGAAATCCTACCAGCCCCACCACCGTTGTCACGATGATCGTTATGAGCCACCATGTCCCGGCGTCGAACGTCATTGCGGTTTCCTCCGTAAATACAAAAAAGATAAGGCACGATGCCCTCGTTGTGAGTTCATCATACCTTATCTTTTATAGACTGTTCAGGTGAACTATTTCTCCCAATTTTCTGCGGGAGGTCGTCAAATGTCAGCTGCCCATCCGGTGGTGCCCGGCGGATCTCCGCCGCCTTATCCTTGACGATTTGCCGTACATATGCGTCGCTCAGCTTCCACTTGCGCGCCAGCTCATAGGTGTTGTATCCGTTGTACTCCCGGCGGATCAGCACATCTCGCACAGGGATCACTACCTTGTCCGGCTGTGGAATATACATTTTTCCGGTACCGCCATAACGTTCCAGCAGCCGCCGGAAAGCGTCCATTCCAATGCACTCCGCCAGCTCACGCGCCTCACCTTGCAAGTCATCCAGCTCCAGCAGTTCCAGCAGCTCAACATTCATGCTGCACCACCTCTGCATCCCGGAGGTATCGGTCGCTGTGCAGGTATTTCAGCTCGGCAGCCTCAGCCATCCGCTTGATGCCGTTGATCAAGGCAGCGCCCTGGGCGCAGGTCAGAAAACGGAACGGATCTTCCGGGAAGCTGGTCACGCGGAACTGTTTGGTGATGAGGCCGCTCAGGCGGTAGCGCAGCGCTACGCCGTCCGGCGCCGGGTCATACTTTTCAAGCTCGCTCATGAGGAACCAGGCGTATTTCTGCTGTTTGGCCGTCATGCGGCCCGGCGTTTCATCGTAATGACGCGGCTTTTTGCTCTTGTGCAGCATTTCCGGTGCCGCCGCGGCCTTGCGGCGGAGCAGCTCACGGATAACGGCTTCCTTTTCAGCCTCCGAGAGGGCTTTAATGGATGAGCAGCCTGTGACGCCTTCCACCAGGACATGCAAGTCATCGTCATGGCCCAGCGCCGGATCAGACAAACCAAGCTCCCGGCCAAGCGCATAGATGTATTTTATCCCGTCTTTTTCCTGTCTCCGAGCGCTCATGGCTGCTCCTCCTTCCTTGTTACTCCTCCGGCACGGCGTCGCCCGTGTCGTAGAAAAATTCATCCGTGGTTTTCAGATACGCGCCCACAGCCTCCAAAACTTCCTCCGGCTGCTGCTTCAGCGCCTCTTTGTCCAGCTTCTGCTCTGTTTTTACAAGCTCCCTGCGGCCCATGGCCAGCAGCGTGGCGATGGCCTGCGGGACCTTCGCATTTGCCAAAATCAGCCGCGTGGACTGCCGGAACCCTACACGCCCAAACGTCAGCTGGCGGCTTTTCCCGGCCATATCTTCCCGGTGTGCCTCCACATACTCCTGAACGTCCGTTTCCAGCTGTTTGACACGCTTCTGCAGCGGCTCCGCGCTTTTGGTGTATTCAGCTTTCACTGCGTCGATGCGCCGCGACATATCCACGCCCATCTCCGTCAGCGCGTGCTCGTACTCGTGGATGCTGCGCAGCGCGTCGTTCACTTCCGCCCAGTCCTTCAGCACAGGCTCCCGGTGCAGCTTTTTCCTTGCCATATGTATCCACATCCTTTCTCAAAATTCCGCCCTCTGCATTTTCCGGGCTTGGGACCGGCCCCGGCCCAGTCGGGCAGGGGGCTGCATTACGGCCGGGGCACAGCCCCGGATGCGGCATTTTTCGTTTTACTTTGGCCTCTTCCACTGGTGCGTACTTTTCGCCGCACAACCGCCGCCGTACCAAAGCGCCCACGTTTGTTCTTCCTTACAGGCCGCGCGGAGGCTTGCGCCCGTATGTGCGCCACAGCTGGCGGATCACTTTCCGGTTCCGGCGCTCGAGCCGCCAATCTGCCAGCCAGTCCCGTAGGCCTGGCAGCGCGTTGATGAGCCACCGTATCCCATCGAAGATGATGATGCCCAGCAATGTGCCCAAAAAGGTTGACCAGCTTTGCAGCCATACGTCAGACATCTTCCTGCCTCCCTTTCACCATGTTCAGCAGCGCGGCACGGATGCGCGCATCATTCTTTTCGATGCACCAGCCGTCCTCGCACAGAACTTTTACTTCGCCTGTGGCATATTCTTCAGCAGCTTCCCGTAGCGCTGCACGCAGGTGCTCCGCCTCCGTGGCAGAAAAATCCATCTCATCCACCGTGAGCTCTACTGTATACCGGTATCTCATTACGGCCTCCTTTGTCCTACATCTTCTGGTGTCTATTGTCACAAACCTAACAGTAAGCGTACTACAATGGTTGTGGCCGCTGATAATACGATGGTTAGCCAGTTTTCACGGATGAATTTCCGCATCCTTCTCCACCTCCTTCAGCCGAATGTCCTTGTTGTTGGCTTCAAAATGCTTCACCAGCGAGCCCCAGCTCATCCAGTGCGTGGAATACTCCGTGTATGTCTCGTCCCGCAGATACTTCAGCTCTTTCTGCATACGCTTTGGCAGCTTGTTGTAACGCGCGATCTGCTGCGGGCTCATGCACGGCCTTTGCCGCTGCGGCATGAAGCGCCGCCGCTCTTCGCAGTCCTGTACAAGCCAGCTGCCTTTAAAGTGTCCGTTTACGTACACGAGGATGCCTTTGTGAAACATATCGTTCACGGACTGCATCTCCAGCGTTACATCGTAACCGTCAGCTTCCAGATCCACACGGCTGTATGGCTAGGGCCGCGTCAGCCGCTCTTTCGCTTTTTCCCAATCCTTTTTTGTCATCAGGAATCCTCCTTTACCGTGTATATCGGACAGAGCCAACGGGGCAGGCCCTCATACACGAGCTTTCCTTTGGCCTCGCAGAAATAGAGGTCTCCATCTCGGCCATGAAAGACACGAGAATGTGCGCAGTACCTGCATCTTCGGTTCCATCGCAGGCTGCGCCACTGCTGAATGGTCAATTTTATCACGCTCCTAAAAACAGAGTTGAAACAGCCGCCGGGCCGTGGTATCCTGTACATGTGGTACGGTAAGCCATGCCGTGCCATATTCCTTTAAAGACCCCCGCCCGGTTTTCTCGTCCCGGGCGGGGCTTTTGGCGCGGAGCTGCCGTTACGACCGGCTACGCCGGCCCTCCTGGGCCGCGGCTCCGCATGAACCTCGGACGTTAGAGCCCGAGGTTGAGCGCTTGGATCAGCACGCAGTCGTTACAGTGATTTTCCTCCAGCTCTTCGGAACTCCTGCATTCCAACGGCCAGCGGCAATAGCTGTCACAGACAGTTTCCATCAGCTCCATGACTTTCTGCTCCCAGCAGTGCGCGTGCATCACGCGCGCGGATATTACGGGCTTGCCGCAAAACTTACAGTTTGGCATTAGCTTCTTCCTCCTTCGGCAGAATGGGCGGCAGCTCGCCGCGCCTGTACTTCATAACCCAGGTTGCCACGGTGTTTTTCGAAACGTCATACATGGCGCCGGCTTCCTCGTAGGTCATCCCGCTCAGCACAAGTCCCACGATACGTTGCTTGACCTCTATTGGATGCTTGGCGTATGTGTTGGGCCTGCCTGCATCCGTGTGCCGCCGTATTGGGCGCCGTGTTTCCTTATGTGTAAAGCCCAGCGTCTCCTCGATCTCCTCGCGGCTTGCCAGATACAGATCCATCAGGATTTTCACCTGCTGGCGCGGGTCGATCGCGTTTCTATACGACTTCCGGATCTCGCATTTATCCTGTTCACTCAGCATCCTGGACATCTCCTTTGATATGCCCGGCCCTGGGGACGTAGTGCCGGTTTTGGTGGTAATTTTCCACTTTCCGCAGCTTACCAACGAGCCAGGACAACTGCTTTACCGCCTGCATACCGGCTGCAGTCCCGTAATACTCTGCAATGGGTTCCAGTTCCTCCACGACGTCCTTGTACTTACGCCGGAGCCTGCGGCAGTCACGCAGCTCTGTGGCTAGCTTCGCACGCTCATTTCGCGTAAGATTTTCGATTTCCAGCTTATGTATCAGATCCTGCTGCAGGGCGTCCTGCTCTTTCATCAGCTCGAAATTCGCTTCGTATACTTTTTTGGCATCGTTCAGCAGTTTTGCGGCACGGGACAAAATTTCCGACGCCTTTTCTTCCTGTTTTTCCGTTGTTTCCACCTCCGTTTCCGCCCTCTGCATTTTCCCGGGCTTGGGACCGGCGCGCCATCGGCGCGGCTGCATTACGGCGGGGCCAGATGGCCCCGTTATTCGGTTTTCTGCTCCACCCGGTACGGCGGCCCGGCTCTGCGCTTGCGCCGCCGCTGCTCCGCCTGCGCCAGCGTGGAC